CGTTGCCACTGCGCATCCTTTAGACCGGCTATGTCGACCCGAACTTAATTTTGAAAACGTGTTTGCTCCGTTGACATACGGGACAAAATTATGAAATGGACATTCGAACCCTTCTTGAAATATTCTCGCCATATAAATTCCTCCTTATTAGTTAGTATCAATCCATATATCGTTAACTTCTGGATCGGTTGGTTCAGCGTTAGACACGCTAATATTTCTTAAACTTTTTGTCTTGGTTCCGACTCCGCTAACCATTATACCATCATTACCGTTTATTATCTTTTGTTCTATATCATTAGTAACATACATAAGTTCGAAGCCACTAACAGTCTTAGACCAGAAACCTTTACCATTATCGCCAACACCAGTACCTATACCCCACTGCATTATCGGAGTATATAGTCCATTTATCGACTGGAATGATATTTTCAACTTAATGACCTCGGTGTAGAAATACTGAGTTACTTGCCAAGCCGTTATGTCAGTAGTTATCCCATAATTATTTTCAGGAATAGGCTCCTCAGTCCAATATAAGTCATTACCATCTCTATCGGTGACAAACTCAGTATATTGACCCGTGGTAACAGCCTCAATAAACTCTATATTCTGGTTGTATATCTTGATATAGCACACGTCACTGACATCAGCATTAAGATAATTCTTAACCTTATCGGACGTCTCCAGACTATCAACCGTCAACTCAGCAATATAAGCTTTGTTAGCCATTAGATTGTTAACCACTACCGTTTTGAACTCGGCTTGTGCTGCTTCGATCGTACTGGCAGATAATTTTCCGTCTAACACTAGAACCCACGTGCCGCTTCCTTCTGGTATCTCTTTGAACGACAGACGGTCCACCCAATTTGCTAGTTCTCCTGACCCATCGCCCGTTTGGAACGCTAGACTATCACTGTTGAAATATGATCTGGTCTTTTTATCACTACGTACGCACTCAAAACCATAGTCTGGACCAATTCTACAACCATGATATTTCTTATTCTTGGTTACTGAGGACGTACTTATCCTATACAACTGACTCTCGAGTGCATTTACATAATTGGCTAATTCGAAAGTCCTATCCATATTATCATACGGGTTATAACTTAGTTTAACCACTCTCAATTGCTCGTCTATATCCAAATCAGGTTGTATTAGTCTAATGGTGTCACCTAGTACGTATGTATCCGTTGGTAGATATATAGGGGTACACAGATAGGATACTTTCGGATTACCCAACTCGTCTAGTTCTCTTTTGCTATATTTCTTAGATACTATCTTTATGTTTTTATCTTTCAATACAGTCTTGACGCCAGAAGTTCCTCTATGGAGAACTATACTCACCACAAATCCAGAAAATGACAATTCCCCTCCAATATTAGTTCCAGGCGGACTATATTCTAGTGATAGGTAAGTAACAAACTCCATAAGTATCTGTCGTCTACTCTTAGCCTCCTGAGCTGAATACGTAACGTCGCCAGTAAACTCTACTGGTAAAGCACCGACACTAAAGTCCGTATCTTCTAGAATCTTGCCTAATATAAAGGTAGGAGTTCCAGTATAGGTAAAGTACTCTACGTTGTATAGAGGGTCGTTAAGACGATATGATACGTGGTCGGCCTCTACGTTGACTATAAAACTATTATCGTCATTTAATACTTTTTCGAACGTAGCAATGTCGAAATATTCTCCCTCCGACTCAAATATCGAATCTCCGTCTATTAAATCATTAAGTTTAGACTCAAGTATTGAAGAAAAGTCAAGAGTATTCTCACCGTTTATAGCCTCTACTCGATTTGCTTTTATGGCTTTGTTAATTACGCCTAATCTTAATAGATTGGTGTCTAATATTTTAATCATGATATCACATCCTCTTCAATACCACAACGGAGTATACTTAACCGTCATAGTAACATTAAGTGCGGTTCCACCTATAGTTAAAGCGTTAGCCCCAGCATTTATACTAAGAAAAGTATCTATGGCTCCGCTAAGCACGCTAAATTTATTTGTAGAGCCTAAGAATGCTGTCATTTCTATGTTATCTATGACTAGAAAACCGTTTATTGGCTCTCCATAAATTAGGGATTTACCGTTAATGGTTAATGCCATGTCTGTAAACGTACCAGCTACTTCTATTTTGAATTTACTGCCTTGAGGGCTGTTGTTGTTTATTACTCGTGTTCCTGGATTTGTAAAATTGCATACCGTAGTTCCTGAGATGATAAATGATGGTTCTTGGTCAGTAACTGCGTAAGCAAACGGTTGGCAGTCAAACACAACGTCAGCCGTACCAGACTCCCACAAACTATCTAGGTCAATATCGTTCGTAACCCTAGCGAGATAGTACTTGTCAGGTTCATCATTGAGTATCAATTTAGCCCAAGTCGACGTACTTAGCCACGCTGCTATACTGCGAGCCCTACTTCTTAATTCCTGATAACTCGTTCCAATATAGGCTATTTTCATAGTCACAGTTCTTAACGAATACTCATTGCCAGGAAAATCGTATGCTCCAGACGTCCCTGGCAACTCTATTCTCTTAACTTTAACCGCTGGTAGGAGCGGTCGCTTTACAGATTTACAAACTAGACTATAATAACTGCTTTCAACAGTATTAAAATTAAAGCTACCTATCATTCGACCGCTACCCCCTGTGCATAATAGTATTTTTGTAACATGTTATTCAAACTGCCGCTTATATTACGTATGTCGTTATCACTACGTACAGTGTAGTTGTTAGTGATATTTATTTCGGCATTCTTTGTATTATTGGTTGTTGATGGTTGTTGGTCTAGGTAAATAGGACTCTTACGCATAGTCGCAATATCAGCAGTCTTAGCCGCTATACTAGATACGTTTAGACTTTGGTTACTGAACGTTGTATTCAGCCCCTGTTCTAACTTAGAAGCGTCTAGTACAGGTGTAATAACTGGCGCTAAGTTAATACCACTAACGCGAGATGTCAATAATCCAAGTACTTCTTTACCCTTTTTAATAATATCTCTACTATTAATTTCTTCTGGACTTTTAGTTCCAGTAGTCGATGCCCCATTCAAACCAGTCTCCAACTTTGACCAATTTAACTTCTTTAACTCGTTTTGTATGGTCTTTATCATCTCTACAAACTGGTTCTCGGTATCGGATCTAAACTCACCAATCTTAGTTGACCACTCTTTATTTATCAAACCTATTTGAGTACTCGTCTCAGTTTTCAAAGTTGTCATTTTGGTTTTCCACGTTGCCACATACTTATCCAATTCCGTAGCTGAGGACTTCTCTAACTCTCCTATTTTGACGAGTGATGACGTACGTAAACCTTCAAGTTCGCTAACCGCCTGCGTTTTAGCATCCTCATGCTTTCTTTTCCATAAAGCAACATATATGTCTAATTCAGGACCAGATAACTCATTTAAAGCCTTAATCTGCTCTATGGATTTTGGACCTGCGTCTTGGAGCTCCTTAACTAAATCTTTCTCGTTAATTTTCGAGGATAAGGATGTCATGCTGCTTTTCCAAGTCTCAATCTCTGTTACTTGACTCTTTAGATTGTTAATTAATTCTTGTCCTGAGACTGTTTTGTTTGCCGATAATGCGGTTTCGACCCTAGCAACTTGTTGATCTGCTAATTTTCTCTTAGCCGTTCCCTCTAAGTATTTTTGTTGTATTCTCTGCCAGGATGCCAGTTCAGCTTCTAATGCCTTTTGTTTTTCTTTATCGATCTTTACTGGTTCAACCTTTTCAAATAAAGAATACGTAGAATACAGAGTATCAGTTCTAGATTTAAGAGCATTCGTATACTCGTCCGTAACTGCTTTAACGTCATCTTTCAACTTGTCGTTAATCTCTTTGGTTTTAGCATAGTAGTCTTCCTCAAGTTGCTTTTTAGAATCCGTCATATTCTTGTGTATATCTAGTATTTGATCGCTATTACTTTTTGTGGTATCTGTCATTTCTTTTTGTAGGGTGAATGTTTCACGGTCTGCTCGTTTATGGTTTACGTTATCCTCGGCGTATCTGGATTGTAGTATCTGCCAATATCCTAGTTCCTCAGATATACTCCCGCCATAAAACTTACGTTCGTCAATCCAATCTAGAGATTTCTGAAATGCATCCTTAGCAAGTTCCTCTTGTACCCTATAGACTTCTCTGTCAGCCGTCGTACGCTCCTCACTACCTTGGAGATATCGTTTCTGGATAATCTCCCAATAAGTAAGTTCTTGAGTCAGAGTCAATCTGTTGTAGTACTTTTCTTGGTCCAGATATTTTTGTGAGGTTTCGAAACCTTTCTTGACTATCTCATTCTTTACTCGATAAACCTCTCTATCTAATTTCTTATGTTCGTCCGTAAGCGCTCCATATTTTTTCAACATCGACGAGTAAGCGTCTAATTCTTGTTGTAAGGTTAGTTGATTATAGTACTTACGTTCGTCTATACCCTCCATGAAGATTTCGAATGCTGTTTTAATAGCTTTACTTGCTGTTCCTACCCCTGATGAGCCCCTATTAAAACCGTCTGTAACTGCCTTGAATGGTTCTTTTATTTTTTTCTCAACGTCATCCTTTTTATCAGTTAGATTCTTTACCAAAGAGTCATATGCCGCTGTAAATATATTTTTTGGTTTTACTTCTGGTACTTTCAAATCATCAAATGTAAGTGTATATTTGCTCATAGTACGTATTACGTCGGCAGTTAGATTTTCCGCAGCGGTGATACTGTAGTATTGTCCTGCTTCTAGTCCGCTTCCCATAGATTTGGCGATGTTATAACCGTTTTCGAATGACCATTTAGAAGGGGAATTTATTTCAAATGCGTCCGTAATAGTAGTTTTTACACCACCACTCAAATCGTTAGCCGCGGCTTTTGCTGGTGAAATTCCTGCTTGCATGCCTTTTCCTAAACCTTTACTTATTGCTTTTCCTGCGCTAACCGTCCCATCAAGAGCCCCACCAATAATTAAATCCATTATGCTAGGCAGTATTGTGATTGATCCGTTCCAGAGTGCTTTTGCTATTGACTTAAGCAGTTTATCAACCACTTTTACAATTTTATCCTCATGCTTATCTATGCCCTCTGCTAATCCGTCTAAGAACGCTACTATAAACGTAATAGCTGCTTCTGTTATTATGGGTAATCCCTCTTCTACCTTCTCTAAAAACTTAACAAAAATCCTAATTACAACATCTGTTATTTTATAAATATTATTGTTAAGGGAGTCTAGAAAACCAGAAATGAAATCTGCTACAGCCGTTATAAGATATGGTGTAAGTTGAATTATGGAATCCAAAACAGATTGGAGTATGTTAGATATGGATGTGGTTATTGTTTCGGCACCATCGCCTAAAACCTTTAATCCATCAACAAACCCTTTAGCTAAATTTGTAAATAGTAATGGTAGAACACCTACTAGTGCTGATGCCGAGGTTATAAATATACCTATGGTTAATCCGCCAGCAGCTATTGCTGCAACTATGGTTGCTATAGAGAACGCAAATATAGCCATGGACGCGCTTATACCTAGTAGACTCATTGAAAACACAAATAGAGACCCCGATAAGGTTAATAATACTGGTGTTAATGGCGCCATAAGCCATCCAGCTACTCCCAATACCGTAAACGCTCCAGCTAAAGCCAGTAATGCGATTCCAATTTGACTTAGAGACATATCTCCTAACGTAGTTAATACTGGTGTAAGAAGACTTAATGCATCAGCCATCATATACAGAGCAAATAAGCCAGAAACAGATGTATCCATGTAATTTATAGCCACCGTTATTAGAATTAGCGATCCAGCTAGAGCCCCTAGACTTTTGATTACACCATTCAATGACATTTGACCCATAGTGGCTAGAGATGTCGATATTAGTAGTAAGGCCCCAGCTATAACCGTTAACCCTATACCTATTAGTATACCGTTTTTTGGTATTACGGACATAGCGACTCCCACTATAAGTAATGCCGCTGCCATTGCTCCTAGACCCTTGCCTAGGTTTTCTAAAGGAAGGTTGCCCATTCGAGCAATAGCCGATGAAAATATGATCATGGCTCCGCCTAATATAACTAAACCCGTAGCTGTAAGTATAACTTTTTTCGAATTACCAGTTAGTGTTGTAAATAGTCCAACTTCTAATAATAATACGCCTAACGCAGAAAGGCCTTGTATTAGTTTGTTCTGATCCATATCTGCGAACTTACGGACTGCCAAACCTAATGCTAACACGGCAACAGATAAAGCCATTAAACCAACACTTGTTACTATTCCCATGTTGTTTAGTTTTATTAACTTCATAAATAGACCGAGTGATAGTAATATTGCACCTATACCTAGAAGTCCTCTACCTATAGAATCCATATCTAGAGCGCTAATGCTAATAAGCGATTTGGATAATAGGAGTAGAGCTACACTCAGAAGAATAAATCCTGTAGAACTACTAATTAAACTAGAAGCCACACCACTTAGTAACTTTGCAGAACCTACTAGGATTAATGCTAGTCCAGCAACTCCAAATAACCCTTTTGTTATGGATTCGAAATCGAGTACTGATATTCTTTTTAACGCCGATGAGAGTATAAGTATAGCAATGGATAATCCGATCATGGATAATGTTATCTTAGCCATGGCTAGAAATCCAGCAGAGCCCATCATCCTTTCAAATATAACCATAGCTCCAAATAATTCCATAATCATAACGGTCATAGCGCCCAAAGCGGTTTTAAGTTTATTAGCGTCTATGGATGCTAAAACAGCTAACGCTACGGCTAATATACCTATAGCTATTCCTATCTGTAACAATATATTAGCTCTTAATGCTTTTTGCATTGTACCTAGACTTCCAGTAACTCCTTCGATTATGGAATTAAATTTCTCCATAAATCCGCCCGTAATATCTCCTTTAAAGTTGTCCTTTATCCTATTTATAAAGTCTCTAATACCTACAAATATAGTAGCTAGGATTCCTGTATTTAAAATGCCCAATAGGTCTTGATAGTTACTATTATTAAACCCGTCGGCAATACTTGTAAATATTTTCGATACAGCAACTTCTATTTTACTAGATACGTCTCCAAGAAAATTTAATAACTTATCAAATATACCCTCTACTCCTGTTGTACTGTCTCCAAAAAAAGATATAGACGATGCCATTCCAAGAATTCTAGATGTTACCATTTTGATAATGTTACCTATTGGTGTTAGAATAGCTTCTATTTTTCCCATAAACTTGTTAAAGGAATCTGAGGATTTTAATGCTGAGTCAATGGCTACTATAAAATCTCCAATATAGGCGGTGAAGGATAAAAACCCATCACTAGCTGGGAGTAAATAGTTAAGCATTGAACTTAGACTGTTACCAATAGCTGATAGTGCTTGTTTGCCTATGCTAAATATAGCAAATACGCCCTGAAAAGTCCTACTGAGTTTATCAGCGGTACTATCACTAATTATAAACCACTCCGTTAACTCTTTAAACTTCTTAGAAAGCATTATTAACGTAGCACTAGTTATTGGTGGGAATATTTTTCCGAAAGCGTCTTGTACTGAGCCTAATACTTTCCCTAAGAATAAAAACGTATTAGCTATCCCCATGATTAAATCAGAACGTCCACCACTAGTAGCCCACACTTCTAACATATTATTTCGCATATTAGCAGAGGCAGTAACTACGTCAGTAAACGCGTTGTATAGCGACGTCCATATATTTTTTGAGTCTTCTGCTCCACCTAGTATCTTTTCCCATGACGTAGCCCATCCAGAAGCTAGAGATTCTTTCATTACGCCTATCATTTTAGTAAAGGTGGTTACGTTTGTAGCAGCTTTTAATAATGCTGGATCTTCAGCCATTCTAGCCATTGTTTTAGTAAATACTTCGGCAGTTAACCACCCTTTTTCCAAACTATCTCTAAAAGATAAGGTGTCGTACGTAACTATACCAAGCGATTTGGCGGTTTTGGTTAACTCTTTTTGTAAACTCTGACCCCCCATACCCGCTTGAGTCATCGAATTCCAATCTTGGAGTTTTATAACTCCATTTTGTAACGCCTGAGTCATTTGGTAAGTTGCGGCTGCCATTTTAGTAGCATCGACACCAAATCCAGCAGCTATGTTGGCTAAACCTTTTGTATTTGTTACTGCATCTTTAAGATCTAATCCAGCAGCAGTAAATTTAGCTGCATTATCTGTCATCTGAGCAAAGTTATATATTGTCTTGTCTGCGTACTCATTAAGCTCGGCTAGTGACTTATTAACATCATCTAGAGTAGTTCCTTTATCGGCCGTATTAGATAGAAATGTTTGTATAGAGTTCATTTTTATTTCATACTCGTCAAAACCCTGTGATAGAGGGTCTATGGTGAAGGCTTTTCCCATCTTAGTACCAAAATCTATTGCTGCGTTGGTGAGTCTTTGTATTATGGTTAAACCAATAATCCCAAGCGAATTAAACTTACTAGCAATAGAATCTATTCCTGACGCCATAGTAGATAGAGAAACGTCTTTAGCTGTTTTATTTAGATTAGATAGTCCTTTTGCCGCCTCTTCTAATTTAAGACTATTTTTTAAGTTATCTAGCGAGCCAATACTTGATTTTATACCGCTTTCAAATTGTTGGTTGTTAAATCGCATATCGACGATTCGTTGATCAACTGTACTCATAGCAATGTTACCTCCTTCCATATATCGTCTATAATTTTATTAAAAATAGGTTTCATTATTGGATTTATGAAGTCTAATCCTTGGATGTATCCCCCATTTTTACCGACATGTCCATATTGGAGAAGTATCACTACGGGTATTCCATCAACCATGTTTGAATTTGTCCACGTTATTGAGATGCCTTTATTACTTCTTTGAATTTTATATCCCCACGAATTTGCTGTTTTGCCAGTATCTAGGGGAGTTACGGAGGAAAGTGCATTCACACCTATCACTCCGTATTTATTAAATATATGTAAATAATCGGAGAATAATACCCTTTTAAAAAATTTATCGGTTTTATTGAAACTTCCTGAATGTTTAAAACTTATCATTTACTAATCCTCCTTATTATTTAATGGATTTCTAATAGTAAGTTCTTTATCATTCCTTTTCTCTTTTTAAAGTATACATAGATCTAATAACTTTTTATCCATTTGATATACTTATATGGGTAATATCGTTTGGTCAACACATACACTTTAAAAAGAGAAAAGAACTCTTTGGAGAGTCCTTTTGAAAAATTTATGTTATAATCATACAACTTCATTTAGTACTCGTTTCAATTCTTCATATGCCGATAGTTGTTCTGGTGACATAGTTCCTTGTGGGGCTAATGTTTTATACACTAGATCACACATGGTAAATATCACTGTTGCTTGGTCTAGGGATATCTTAATCCCGTCCATTACCTTCTTGTAAGTCACTTCCATTTTGATTACCCCTTATCCTGATAGTTAAAATACTCTTTTTCTTTATCTTTATACTTAGTGTGCAATTTGTCACTACGTAATAAAACGTAACTTCTATCGCTATTTGTATATGTAAGGTCTTTAACTTCTCTGTAATACCTAGCAACCTCGCACGATTCGTCTCTTAAGAGTTTTTCCAACATACCCATTAACAAATCTTCACCTTCATCTATGGCCATTTTAGCCGTGGATTTTAGAAGTTCCAAATGATTAACTGATAGGTCATGCATTCTCTGCATTGCCTCTAGTAAAGAACTAGATGTCGTGTTTGCGCTATTATATGAAACTGATATTACTGGCGTTACATGATGATATTCAACTACAAAGTTAGATAACATCAAAGCATGTCTTTGTCTATCCATAGCGTAGAACCTGTGAAATCTTTTAAAGCCTTGAAAACCCATTTCGTGACAGTGATTCATTTCATTGAGTTCCATTGCTGACATCGTTAACTCGCCTGAGATGACGGCGTTGATGTTGGTTAATAATTTAGGGGTCATGATACATTCTCCTTTATTCGCATAGGATGTATGGTACGGAAGATTTTTGGACAGTTGTTAGTAATTCGTAATCTGTTTCACTAATTACTTGGTTGACCCATGCATAGTCTGCGATAGAAGCAGATGGGTGACTCGCTTTTATTATGTATGCAATGGTCTTCTGTCTCCGCCGCAAGCAAGTAATGGAGCAATATGCTGCAATATCACATTCGTTTGCGCTGCATTATTTGCAGTAAGAGCGTTTGTTTGCATCAAATTACTATTAGATAACTTAGCATCAGTCAACTGTCCATTAAGTTCTGAAATCCTAATGTCGTTGATGAGAGCTCTTGTTAATCCACCATCAATAGCGATTGCCTGTTTAACTTCGCAACAACAAGCAGCACTTTGTGCGGCCAATGCGTTTCCTTGTGCGATTAGTTGAGTTGTAGCAGTATTAACATCTCTTCCCATTTCATTGAATCCTTGATTAAGCATAGTTGCAACTTGATTAAAGCTATTCAATTGTTGTAAGGCGATGTTGTTATTTTGTGCCGTTATGTCTCTCCCAAGTCCGTTAAGATTTGTTAGAGTGGCAAATCCGTTATTCGTGATGGAGTTGCTGATGGCTCCTTGTCCTGCGAGAAGGTCTCTAGAAATTGAATTTAAGTTAGAGTCAATTGAAGAGATACCATCCGTTACAGAGTCATTTAATTGACTCATTTGATTGGCAACTTGATTTGAATTAACAGTGCCAGCTAATGCTGTCAACTGACCCTGTAATGCTGTTATTCCTGCTGATTGCTCGCCCTGAATGTTACCGCCATAAAAACCATTAGCGCCCATACCCATACCAGCACCCATTCCGTTTCTACCTCCAAA